TTACACTTTATAGCCATCAGGATTATTTTTTTGCCAGTTCCACGTGTCACGCATCATCTCATCAAGACTGTGTGTCGCCACCCAACCCAGCTCTTTACGTGCCAGAGACGGGTCAGACCAACACTCAGCAATATCTCCCGGCCTTCTTCCGACAATCGTATAGCTGATCTTCTTTTGTGACGCTTTTTCAAAGGCTTCAATAAGATTAATAACGGAATAACCGATACCGGTACCGAGATTAATGATCTTATATGCCGCACCTTTATCTACGGAATCCAGCGCCGCTAAATGGCCGGTTGCCAGATCCATCACATGAATGTAATCACGCACACCTGTACCGTCGGGGGTTGGATAGTCATTGCCGTACACCGACACGCTCCCCAACTTCCCAATTGCCACCTGGGAAATATATGGGACCAGATTGTTAGGGATACCACCAGGATCTTCGCCAATTCTGCCTGAGGGATGTGCGCCAACAGGGTTAAAATAACGCAAACAGGTAATGCGGAACTGGGGCTGTGCGCGTGAGAAATCCGCCAGAATCTTTTCAACCATCAATTTTGACGTGCCGTACGGGTTAGTGCAGTCACCTGTCCGTGATTGTTCACTTAACGGAATTTTTTCCGGGTTACCGTACACCGTAGCGGAAGAACTGAAAATAAAGTGCTTCACCCCAGCAGCTAACATCTCATTGAGTAAAACCTGGGTACCCGTGACATTATTTTCATAATAAGTAAGCGGTTCTTTGATTGACTCGGAGACCGATTTTAATCCAGCAAAATGAATAACATCAGTGATGTTATGGCTGGAGAATATAGTTTTCAGCGCGTCTCTGTTCAATATGTTATCAATATAAACCACAGGCTTTTTCCCGGTCAGCTCTGCGACCCGGTCCAGCGATTTTTGTGAAGAATTCGAGAGGTTATCGATAACAACGACGTCATCCCCTCTCTCCAGGAGAGTCAAAACGGTATGTGAACCAATGTAGCCAGCTCCACCAGTAACAAGAATTGCCATACAGTCTCCAAATATATTTGGTGTAAACAACTATTGATTTACCAATGCTACTGTTATTAACGGGTTATATTAACGCTACCCTGCAAGCGCGTTTTTTCTGGATTTAACCTTCAATTTATAGTTAACTTTTTTCAGCGCTGAAAAAAGACTGAATTTATTGATTTTACTATCATATACAATGAAGTTATCTGTGAAGTTCAACGTATGCACGCCGTCGCTCTGATTGATGCCAGAATTTATCTGTTCAATAAGATTCTCAACAAAGCTGTGAGCGTTAAGCGTGACTAACTCTTTTATATAAACTGACTTACCGTAGCTTTCTGGGGTGCACTCCTGAGTAAAGAAGTACGTTTTACCATTAACCCTGCAAGGTGCGCCTGCCCCGCGATGATACGGATTCGAAATGTGTAGCTCTGGGGTTATTTTTTGCCACGGCCCCGTAATATCATTGGCAGTATGGATAACCAGTTCATCATACATCGTAGTGGATGCCAGATACAAAACCCCATTCAATTCAAAAAGAATGTTATCCGTTAAGGCGATATCAGAGATTAAAACCTTGACCTGGCGCCAGTGCACAGGGAAATCCGTTGACTCGAATAAAATAACCTCTTTTCTTTCTGATGATTCAGGGATCATGAAAAGCTTATCATCACTTTGATATAAAAAAGGAAATGATAAATGGCACTTTATGTTATCGAATCCTTCGAGTTTTACATCCTCAAGCTCATCAAGTTCGGCATTCAGTATCCGGCAGCGTAATGTTCCCTGCGAATCCCGAAAGTTCATCGCTTCATAAAAAACATAAACTTTATCGTCTTTTTCAATAATGAAAGGATCGGCCTGAAACGTATATTTCTTTTTAAGCTGTTTAGTCCTGGCATGACTCAGAATGTCCAGAGTATTAGCAGGAAATGCATGTGAACGGTTATTTTTAGTAATCGAAATATCCCAGGTTTCATGGAAAAAAAGGGATTTAATCAATCGTTTTGCTTTAGCTTGCATTCGCGTCTGCACCTTTTATCCGTTTCGCTATAGGTGGTTCTTGTACGCCAACATCGACAGCCATTTTAAAACATAGTCATCAGTTCATTTTTTGTCCAATAGTAAAAATAGATGTCGGGACGTGACAGAGCCAGCGTGTGGTTGCCTTAGGGATGCTTTATGACAAAGGCATTATCGGTATGGTTGAAGAAATGCACTGTAAAGGGGCATTACGGGTTACAGCGTGTCGAATATATTGGTGAGTGACTGTAAGTAGGGGCTTTAGAATGGTGCGATAATAGGAGCAAAACAACACCATTTAATTAATTGTTTTACAAGCAATTATTAATTTAATTTAAACTTATATACCCCCATTTATACCCCCACTAATTTTTCTGTAAGCTGGTTTTGCTCGTTTTTCGATCATTTGTTTAAGGTTATACTTAGCACTAATCCGGAGTGTGGCCCCACAACTACAGTCTAATGATGACAAGGAAAAGCCCCTAATGAAAAACAAATTCTTTGCTTTCACAGTACTGATAAGCATCCAGGCGATAGCATCCGAACCCTCTGTAATAGTATGTAAGCCTCAAGATTCCAGTGACCGATCAGCTACAGGTATTTGGCCATCCCCATACCTATCTAAAGGTAAACTTTGCTTTAATATTCGTGCAGATGCAGGTAATGAATGCGTAAGTAATGGGCAGAGAACCAGTTGGTTTACAGAGTCAGTGATAGTCGATATCGATGGGAAACCGCAGGGACGTGACGATACTTGGTTCCGAGTAGTTAGCCCGACAATCACTGATAAGAAAATTGAGTACAAGATTGAAGGCTCTAGGGATAAGAAAACTTGGGGGCTCGTTTCAAACGTGACCATCGATCGACTCACGGGACAAGCTGTTGATTGGCTAATAGGTGAACACGGTGGCACTTCATACCAATGCCATATAGAAGGCAGGAAAATCTAAAGATTATGACTAAAGGGCAAGTCTGCCCAGTTCAGGCTATTAGATTCTCTATCGATGAGAATATAAGCATTCTGAATTCACAGAAGTCACCTTCAGTCATTTATGCTTAGGCTCGCAACACTAAGTGAGTGTTCTGCCAAAGCTATGTTGAAGGTGCATGCAGCCACCTTCGGGGTTCTCATCGTCTTCAGCACTTTAGTATAAAAAGGAATATGACTAAATGGCCTACTTCATTTATTTAGACCAAAACACATTAAGTAATTTACGTCATAGAAAAATTAACGAAATGAAACTTGATGAATACGTGAAATTAAAAGCTGTCTTAAAAACAGACGAAATCATAAGTGTTTATTCACACGTAACACTTCAAGAAATCTCGCAAATAAAAACTGAAGTGTATAAACGAGAACATATTGAACTATTAACTGAACTCAATGCTGCATACATCGAACCATGTTCTAGCAGGTTAACCGATATTGCTCCCGAAAAAATCTGGACCTCCTTTTTGCAAACTCAAAGAGAAAATTCAGAATTAGGAATTGATTCAATATTAATTTCTACAGAGTTGTTTTCGAGAAAAATATCAGGAATTCATGTAAATGAAAGCTTTGATGATATAAACAATCAAGTGAACTTTAATTTAAATAATCTGCTTGAGTATACCGGGAGAATGTTAACGTCTTTTGACACGTCGACTTTGCCAGATGAACTACAACAAGCCATGACTGATTTAAAGTTAAATTTCAATAATTTAATAAAAGCGCCACTACAAATTCCATCTCCTACTGTTGCTTGCGATCAGCAACTTGGCCCGACCCCTTTTCGTCAATTGCCCCAGATAAAAGCCTTAGACATCCTTAATGCAGATGTCAAAGATGTCGTTAATCTTATAGAAAGCGCATTCATAACTGAAAACAGTAACTTTAATCTGAATGATTATTTTGATAAAACACCACAGTCTGCTACTGCACGTGCTTATACTTTAATGAACTGGGCCGGATACTACTCTGATGATTTTACTACGGTAACACAAAAAAAGGACCGTTTTAGATCCTCAAATAACGATATGCAACATGTAATTGCAGCTATTGGGGCAAACTTCTTAATTTCAGACGATGCAAGATTTTGTAAAAAAGCACAAGCATGTTATGCATACATTGGAATATCTACAATAGTGTGCAGCACAAAATATTTTATTGAACATTTTTGCAGATTTGATTGAAGTGAAATTAAACAGGCATTCTCTATTACGCTGTCAGACTGAAGCAACTGTAACTTAGACTCCCCTGCTTCGATCCTCCCACTCATCCTGCCATTGTGGGGGGAAGCAGGAGCATAAAACCAGCCATGACTCTTAGATAGCGGGCGTGGGTCAGGATGATCACTTTACACTTTCTGCTTTTCTCCCCACGAAAACCTTAACATTTCTAAACATCGTCACTTTTCACTTTTGCCCTTAACCCTGAATTCATGCGGCTTTCAGCCTGGTTTACACTTTCCATTTTTTTGCGAAAAAATCTTAGGATTTCTTAGGAATTGCGCATTTTTCTGCGCAGTTTTGATATGGGGTTTTCTGACACTATTTGTGACTTAGAACAGCGAAAAACCAGCGTTCACAAGGCTTGCAGGCTGGTTTACACTTTCCACTATTTGCGCAAAAAACCTTAGCATTTCTTAGCATCCCAGCTTGACACTTTTCTGGTGGTGGGATCGCTTCAGGACTTTATATTTCTGTATATTTTGGTCTTACGCTTTCGCATTGGACCAGCTGCAGCAAGGCCTCAAGAGAGGGGTTTTACTTTCTTCTATAGCAGTCCAGATGTGACGAGTTCTGGCCAGTATCGACCTAGTTAACCTCGCCATAGAAACGCTTATGGCGGGCCTCGTCCGTTTCCAGTGGCGTGCACAAAGCCTTCAATCTTTCCATCGTTATAATGACTCCATCAGGATCCAGTTCCTTGCTACTGCCAATGCCCCGCAAATCAGCAGTAAGGCACTCGGCATAAAAATAATCCCTGATAAAATACATCGCCTCATCCAGCTGATGAAATCCCCGGAAAATATGCTCACAATCATCGAAAGAGATTATGACCGCGGTTTCTTCCTCATCCTCGTCATCAGATATAAATTCAATGTCATAAGCGATGAGCTTTACAGCCTTTGCTACCAGTTCCCTCGCTTCATCCTGGCTTTGAGCTGGTGGGTATTTACCATCGTGAGTGTGAACCCACTCAATAAGTTGCCTGGCGGTCATAGAAAGCCTGCCGTTGCTTGAGAGGCACTCATCACCTGCCGAACGTCTTTCTGTCGCTTCCACATCAATCTTGTTACCGGACATCACTACTTCACCTTTCGCCACCCAGCCATAGACCGTCTGCCGGCTAACATTACGGTGTCGGGCATATCCCGCTTTACTCATCAGCATAGTGTTATTACCTCGCCTACTTTTTAATGACTAACCAGCCTTTGTTCTGCAATTTCTCAATGCAAAATTTATAGACCTTTTCAACCTCATCAAGATTAGCGGCGTATGTGACGAACTCGCACATCGCTGCCTCAGGGGAGTTTCTTTTTTTGAAATAAAAGTGACCAGCAAGAGGATGTTTTATAGCCCCGAAAATCGGGCGATCAATTTCGGAATAGCGATCCTGTAATAAATCTACAAACTGGTCCAGCGTCAAATCGTAAACTCGCCCGCTAACTTCAACCCAAAAATGATGATAATCACCATCAGGATCCGTTATACGCGTTGTGCCCTTGATAACCCTGACGCTGCATTTTCTGAAAAACTGATGTATCAACATTCCCAGCAATACTGACACGCCCTGGCAACAGTTTTCCGGAAAACTAAAAAAGAAAGGTAAATTCATTTCCTGAAGTTCATCACTGTGTGTTTCCAGAACCTCACGAAATGCCATTGAAAAATTAACTATCTCCCTATGATTCACAGCCAATTTAAACCATCCTTTTATTATACCCTTAGCATTAATATAATTATAAACTTCCTTGATTATTAGTAAAAGCTGTTATTCAGGGGCTTAAGATTGATTAGCTAATTTCAGAGTTCGTCAGTCTTGGTCATGTTCAAGCCTGATGGATATCTCTGACGATCCCTGCTTGATACGCCTTAGAAGCACATTCGAACCCACACACCAGCAGTTATGTTGTAATGGTTGCAGTGGTAGATGGCTCCCGTAGGTGGTTGACAGTGTGTATGAAAGAATGGTGGAAACTGACAGCGCTCTGAGCAGCGATGGAATCCCCCCTTAGCAACCCAGTTATAGATAGTCTGGCGGCTTACTCCTCGGAATTTCGCATAAGATGATTTATTCATCAACTTTTGACAATTCATCTTATACCTATTTGCACAATCAAAAAGTAAGGCGGCCGAAGCCGCCTATTCAACCTTCATTCTCTAGCAACTGATTGATAACCAATCCGGTATAGAATGGTATTTGGTCAGTGCGTCCAACCAAGCTACCAGCTTTGGATATTTCGAATTCAGAATTCTTTCCATCCAAGAGGCAATTTATTTTCATTTTATCGATTTTAAACTTTCTTTCCTTAGTTAACTCGTGAAGGTCATCAATAGCATTTTTACGAGAACTAACTTCAATTGATGCTTTAGAGTTTTCATTAACGACCAAACTACTAACTTTTATTTTACATAATTTCATCAGAGAGATACTTTGTTCATCTCTCATAGTCTGATGAAGTTTATTTAAATCAATGTCGATTGAACTCAAGCCAATTTTATAGCTTAAATCAGAGCTAAGCTTATCAGTAAAATTCTTTATCGACTTCGGTGGGTTATAAACACAGAACAAATATAGCTTATTTGTAAGCAAAATGAGCGAAAACCTTATTGATATGTACTCAGTCACCACTTGGTTGAACTCATTACCTAAAGGGTCAACTGTTACATTCTCGATAATGTTTTTCTCGGTATAAGTTGCACCTATACCTGTACCATCTATGTCAATCGCAGAATAACCATAACCTTTCTCATCCGAGTATATGCTACGACTAAAATACTCTGCTAACTCTGAGAGAGATAATGATGTTCTCAGGCGATTCCACTTCACTCTTTCTTGAACATTCATACATCACCTCATTCATACTCTTCATTAATTTCATCAATAATAGAACGAGCTGTTGATTCAATCAACCGTTTAAAAAACATTTCTTTGTTATCGCTGAGTTGACTAGGATTTTTATTATATTCACCCGCCCCTTTAAACTTACGATATCCTCTAGATATATATGAAAAACCCGTAAACTCTAATGGGTCACTAAATTGCGCCTCAAATTCATACATGTCAGGATCACCCTTAATCTCAGTAACCTTCCATCGTATTTTCCATATATAAAAGCCTCTTTGATAAAGTGAAGTTAGCTCTTCTGACTTTAGAACCCCCTCACCTTTTAGAGATGCCTTACTTATATGAACACCAGAATCAGTGTCGCCCTCTGCCTCTTCAATCACCTTTGGTTTAGGGTGATAAACATAGGCATCCGTAACATCCAGAAGTTTATACCCATCCAGACTATTGATGAGCCTTGTGAAAAACTCAGTTCTTTTCTCTGAATCATCAATATTACTTAGATTGATTTCATCAATATTTAAATCAAAATCCTCTTCAACTTTTTGATCTACACATAGCTTTTCAATGTGTTTAAGTAAATTAGCTTCGTATTCTTTCGCTTGATCATTATCAGGGCGTCTGATTGAATAGCCAACATCTTGCTTTTCTATTTCAAATGTAGCTGTCTTCTTTTCTACTTGGCAAAAATCACTCTTACCATAATTTGTACTCAAATATGTAACATGTATTTTTACTATATTTTTATCAGCGATCACATGGCAAACATCATCCTGCTTCTGAAGCTCATCCTTTAACTGATCTGCCGCCTCAAGTAATATATTATGAGGTATTTTATTTTTAATCAAAAGCGAAGTGCTTTTTTCACGACGAAGAAAACCACCAAAAATAGCGGCTATCTGTTGATGCAAATGAAAGTCATGGGAAAACTTAGAAAAGTTTTTTGCTAATTCTTTTTTGTCAGTTGACTTTGAAACAAGAATCCCTCTCTGGAGATAAAGATCTCTCAAATCATTTGGGGTAACTCTTGGCTGACACAATGCATCATATAAAGCTTTATCTGTGACACTATGTATACTGTTCATTTAGCAAGCCCCCATGATCTTTCCTCGCTTGAATAAAATTCTTTTTGTATTGAAACAGAGAAAATCTCAATTGAATCAAGATACTTTTTCATATCCTCATCATAGCCCCAATCCAATGCATATTTTTCTCTTGCCCTCACGAAGTGAGAGTTCAAGGAATCATCTTTATCTATAGAGGCGACCCTTATTCTTATTTTGTTTTTTGCATTCAGTATTTGATAGTTGCTTAATAAATCGAGTAAATAGTAGAACTCAAGGTCGCTATTAGCTTTACCGTTATAATATACTACATACCCCTCTGGGTGTACTTCTACTAACTCACCCTTTGAGTTGTCGTATTCTTTAACAGCCCCGTGTTTGAGAATCATGAAAGGTGATGTCAATGTTTCTATTGTAGCCGGGAGATACTCTTCGGCATTAAGAACTTTATGATATGTTAGTTGAGGATAAAAGAATCCATACTCATTCCGTGGGAACTTACATTCGGCAATCAACTCATTCATATCACCAACAACTGACATTAAATACGTAATCGTGCGAGGCTCAATTATATGAATCTGCTGTCCAGTAGTCAGTTTTATATTTTCTAAATTTACTGCTGTTGCTCTACGCCCTTTATCTGGTTTAGGAGGGTAGAAAAAGTCGTAAAAATTATGTTTAAAATCATTGTCATGATTATAAACAAATAAAAGCCCCCTTACCTCACTTAATCCTGGTTGGGTACTGTATTTTTTAATCCACTCCTCACTACGCTTCGCACAGTTAATTGTTTTACCTAATGAATTCAATGCGTTCTCAATCATTCTTGGTGATAAAGAACCTGCAGCGTAACTTTTTAAATCAGTATTTAAATATATAGTTTTATTTAAATATGGATCTTTATAATGGAAAACTACATCCACTGGATGCGTATGAGCTTGGGTTTTGTCTTCAGGCTTGTGCTCATCTTCATTTATACATGGAAAATCTTGATCTATAGGACCATATTGCTGCCATTTAAAGCGAGAAAGCAATTTGCTTGCTACTAGTTTAGCCAAATCCTCGCGTGGGCCATTTTCAGCCATAAAAACTCCGTTTTTTCATGTGGTTAACCACAGAGAATATACTGGATAAAAAGTAGACTTTGCAAGACCTCAGGCACTCCTTTTAGATATCATTTACATGCCATGTAAATTAATAAATTGCCCCGCCAAAGCCAGTGTTGGCGGGTAAAACACTAGAATTTATCTGTACTGACAATATTCAATGCCTGATGAATGTCCTCCGACTGTTCCTGCTTGATACGCCTCATCAGCCCGCCCGCATCCACGCTACCAAAGGTTATGTTGTAATGGTTGGTCTGGTTGATGGTCCCCTCTGAATGGTTGCTGGTGGATGAAACAACAGGAGTGCCATAGCCACTGAGGTACTGCACGGGGTTGTAATTCATCCCGCCATTTATGACCCGTGATATGTCACTTTCCGGAAGTTAATTGCCGCCGTTCTCGTGATCGATAATCCCTTACATGAGATGTGTAGCTAAGCTACCGATCAGAAGAAGAACGGAAAAAACACCACAACACTATGCAGGAAAGTTTCGTGCTAACTTTATAGCCTTGAAGGGCAGGAATTTAAGTCGATTGGCATTGTTGAAGTGCCGACTTATCTATCAGGTGTTCATGACTGATATAGCGAAGGCGTCAAATGGAATTTTTGAAACTCTATGGCAAAGAGATATTTTCAGTAGTAGCGGCGTTACTCACGTGGACCTTAAATACTTACTTCAAGGCTCGCGTCAGGCTTGCATACGGCGAGTTGCACAACTTTACTTTTCTCGTTCCTGAACCTTTAAGGAATCCAGAAGGTGAAGTTATTCGCCACCAGCAACTTGTACACACACGTTCGGTCACGTTGTTAAATGAAGGTCGAGAAGTCGCAACAAAAATTGAGGTGATTTTCAACTATCAACCGAGATATCTGAATATATGGCCGGTTCGGAAGTTTACAGAATTCAAAGAGGCTGATGGAAGATACATCATTGAATTTGAAAGCCTTGCTCCAAAGGACTCTGTAATGTTCGAAGCTCTTTCTATCAACGGAGATTTGCCTGACATCCTTGCTATAAGATCCAAGGAATCGATAGCCCGTGAAATTAACCTCGTTCACTATCGCGATTTCAGTCCTTTGGTGAAGCGAACATTGGCTTTTTTGCTTCTGCTTGGCTTTACCTCAGCGGTCTATTTGACACTTCTGCTCCTGCAGTGGTTGTTGGTTACCGCTGGATAAAAATCATTATAGAGATACAAAAAGTGGTTGCCTCAGTTGCCTCATTGCCTCAGAAATTACAACCATATGTATTTTAAGGATTTAATTTCAAAATGTGAGGCAACTCAGGGGTAATTTGAGGCAACTCGCGCTGAAATCCGGTTGCCTCAGTTTGTAAGTTGCCTCAAAACACACAGTATTTGCCTCAAACAGTGTAGTAATTGCCTCAGAGTTGCCTCAATAATTTTTTTAAAAAACTATATATATTAACTAGATAGAAAATCTAACAAGCTCTGAGGCAACTGAGGCAACTAATAAGCACTCCTTTACTGCGTTTTTTCTTCAGCCAGTTCAGGGGCAAACAACAGAACGTAAGTCCACGGTTGTGCATTGTTCAGATGCTTTAGCCGTGGCGTTTTAACCTGCCAGCCTTTCCCGTGGGCGGGCTTTTTCAGCATCCCCGACTCACTGAGAATTCTTGCGACTGTGTCCTTATTAAAGCCCTTGGCCACTTCATTCTTGAATGGCGCTGGCAGGACATAAAACAGAACCGGTTCGTCAAAGTCAGCCCCTTTATCCCTGTAGCCATACAGTTCGTGAATCGGCAGATCACGCGGATCATAATCCAGCGGAGCAAAACGGCTCATGCCGTACGCGTTGAGAAAGGCTTCGCACTGTTCAATGACCTGCTGGTATTCCTTGTTTCCGGTACCGAACTCGCGTACCCAGGCATTAAAGCTGTGCTGTATCGCGTCACGGCTGGTCTGTGTGTCCCATCCGGTTATCACTTCCCCCAGCACCAGCGCCGCCTCAAGAATCGCAAACCGTGCCCCTACACGGTGAACCTGTTCCCCATAGTCAGCAGGAATAAGACCGCGCCAGCGTGCCTCTGCCGCCCTCACAGCGTCTTTCGCTTCCTGCTGATGCTCAGCCAGCCATTTCACCCATTCACGCCCTGCAGCGCCGTGCTGGTGCTGCCAGGCATCCTTCAGCGCATCGGCGTGCTGCTTCCCGTTTTGGTATTCCTGAAAATAAATGGCCTTGCTGAGAGGAATGTTCAGAAGGCGAACCAGTTGCCCCGCTTTGGCCTTGCGCCCCGCCCCGGCGATGAAGGTTTCTAAATCCACCTCCCCCGTACTAACAGCGACCGTTCGCCAGCGTTTAAGCTCGCGGTTGCCGCCTTCCTTCGCGCCCTGCAGCTTGCCTGTGCCGTTAAACAGGGCGTAGGCCGACTTATAGACCTCCACGGGGTCAGCACCCTGCCCGATTTCATCCAGTGGCATCAGCGCGTCATTGTGGGCCGCTGCTTCGTTTGCCAGCCCCAGCGCCGTCCCGTACCACGTCATGCGCAAGAGGTCAGGATTTCCGTACAGGCTGGCGGCAACGTTGGCGGTCGTGGTTTTACCTGCACTCGACTGCTCGTAGAAATGCAGCCCGAACCCGTCAGCCTCCACCAGCCCGATTAGCGGCGCGGCCAGCGCTGCAGCGATACCCGTCATCATGGAATAATTCCCCGCGGCTAAACGCCCAATGTTTTCACGCCAGCCCTCTGCAGAGCCTTTTACCGTGTAGCCGGCTGCGGCAGAACTGCGGCCGTTAAACAGGACAGGCGCCGCAGGTGTCCCGATGATTTCACCGTCAGGCATGATATACGCGCCATGCTGCCAGCCCGTAGAATGTGAAACCTGCCATACATCACCATTACCGGAACGCTGCAGCCAGTCAGCAAGCGTTGCGCGAAGGCCTGTTTTCGTGGTCACGTTCACCCCACCCGCTTTCAGCTTGCGCCAGCCCTCCCGCTCACCAATATCAGCCAGGGGAATAGCCTGTGTGGTTTCAGTCGATGCCCCCTGCGCCAGCCAGCGCAAAATCAGGAAACGCTCGGTACCATCCGTACCGATGCCGATCACATCAAGCGGGGAGCACAGCCAGCTCTCGCGGTTAATTACTTCGCCGGAATCACGGTCTTGTTTCGGCTCCACCCAGAAAACACCGTCAGTGCGGCTTTCCACGTGTGGCCTGAGCGCATCGCTCTGGCTGTCATGATTTCTACGGGTGGTTTTTGTTTCTGGCTCCGCTGATTTTTTTTCTTCCGCTGCCGCTTTCAGGCTTGGCAGTTGTGCTGTCCAGCTTTCCAGTAATTCGTAACTCTCAGAATAAAAACGGGCCTCCTGCACACCAGCGACCGCAAGCTGGGTGGCAATAGCCGTGATTGTTGACTGCTTCAGTTCTCCCGCCCGATAAACACGGGCATAACGCCGTCCGTGATCGACAATTCGCAGGTTGTGCAGGTCGTCTAATTGCGTGGCACCCAGCGTGACCGGAGGAACGGTGTCATGTGCAGGGTTATTTTCCTGCCATGCCTTTGCATGTACCCAGGCATCCGCGCCAGCGAAAATAATCGCCTCGGTAAATTTATCCTTCGGCAGATTTTTTAAATTCGGTGCGTTTTTCACTTTTGCTTTCCCCGTTCCTGAATAATTTCCCGTACAACGCTGATCCTTTCTGCACCAGTTACGCTCATGACTCTGTCCAGATCGCTGCTCGGTGCTGGTGGCGCTTTGGTCACCAATCGAAAGTCGCGCAATAGCCTCTCCGGTGAGCAGATACACGGGGAGGAATAGCCCTCCCGGTAATAAATCACCCTGTTCCGGGCAAATTCAGAAACAGTAACGACAGAGCCATGCTTGTCTTTCCATATATCTCCAGGTCTGATCTCAGGCTGAGTTTTGCCCCCGGAACTTAATCCGGATTTATTTTTGTTCATGGTGTTACTCGCTTACGACTGCAGGAGGAAGAATGGTAAAACCAGCTAGGCGCGCGGTTTCAATAAATCCCTCAAGGGTTGCCAGGTGTTCGTCTGGACGAGCTACCTGCTCACGGATGATTTCGCCGTTCTCGAACGTCACCAGCACACGACCACTGAATTTCTCAGCCTGAACATATTTAGTTGCGAGCATGATGCACCTCCACCAGCCTGGTACGTGCCATGAAGATGATCACGCAGCCTGAAGGGGTCAGATTCCGAGCTTCCCGCTCAGTGGAGGCATTCACAGAGAGGATTTCGCGGGTAGAAAGGCCAAGCGCTAGAAAGCGCCATGTAAATTTAGGGTGAGTTTGGGTACACTGCGGCACAGCCATAGCGTTATCTCCGTTAACGTCGCTGGTAAGACGCCTCTGCACTGCTCCAACAGTCTGAGGCGTCGCTCGTTTTAAGCCTTGAACAAACAAGGTGTGCGCACACCTTATAACTAAGTGTGCGCACACGTCAACACTTCTCTTTGACCACTTAATATCGTATGGTGTGCGTACACCTAAAAGGTCTAAGTAAGGCTTACTGATGAGTACCGGGAACACAAACAACAAATCTGCAAAGAAGAACATTCGCTTTCCACATGAGTTAATTAACGATATCGAGTTGAGTGTTGAAAAAGACAAAGCAAACAATCCAAACGTCAATTTTTCATCATGGGTACTTGATGCTTGTGAGCAGAAATTAAGATCCGAATTCAGAAAGAAAACTGAAGATTGATCCGCTTGGTAACCAAGGGCAAGGCCGCGAACCTCGCCCTTTTTATTTGGCTGGTGGGCCTCATCCTCCACAGAGAACGTGACCACACTTTGCCCTTGATACTCCACCAGCGGCATCAGGCTATTTTGTACAGTGATGGAATTACGCATCGCTCGCCCCCTCCAGAAAATCAGGCTGATACTTCCGCCATAACTCAGCTTCTTCGTTTTCCAGCGCCTGTTTTACCTCCTTACAACGTTGCAACTTGTACCCGCGTTTACTGGCCTCCTGCTGGTACGCCGCCATACGATTGCTGAAATCGTTCAGGAATGCGAACGGCACACCATAGGAGCCAGTTTTACGGATTGAAGGAATCACCTCACGAAATACCCAATTGCTGAAACGGTGGGCGAAGGTATCTGGAGTACTTGCCTTGCGGCTGCGGGCTATCAGCTTGTAAAAGCCTGACTCAGAAACGATGTTCATCATCTGATTACCCCCAGGGGTGTAAATTAAACTTACGCCCTTTTCATCAGCATCGAGCATCTGCAACGACATACGCGAATTGGTCAATTCCAGTGCGGCACACACGTCAACCGCTACAAACCACGGTTCACCGCCGTTCTTCGCAATACGGACTTTTACGTCCTCAAATTTTATGATTGAAATATCGTCTTTGCTTTTTGCAGAGTGAGTTAAGCCCTGCCCAAAATGGGCATTATTTTTGTTCATGGCTTTTACCTATATCGAAAGTTTTAATGAGCTATCGCGACAAACCAATTCTGAGGGATAGTTAGCGCAAATACTCGCAAGAAATTTCTGTTGGGGGGTATTTTCAGTTTGCCCCCTTGCGCGATGCTTCTATGCGCTCGTTTATCCACTCATCAACTTCACTTTCAATAAAGGCAATAGCGCGAGAGCCAATTTTGATAGATGTAGGGAATCGTTTATCTGCCATGAGACGGTAGATCCAGGCTTTGCTATAGCCAGTTCGGCGTTGTACTTCAGATAAGCGAATAAGTGATTGAGACATCTTTACCTCGTGGCGTCTAGTACGGTTTACGAGGTAAAGAATGACATGAATTTCGGGGGATTTTTCAGACCCTCAGGCTTGAGGGTGGAGTGACAAAAATTACCCTTAGGGTTAGGGCTTCATACGAACAATAAACAAGCATTTCACTATTAGGGTAAGGCCAGATTTACCCTCAGGATGAGGCCTAACCCTAACATTTTACCATAGGGCTATGTCTGTCTTCCCCTGATGATAGGACATGCAACAAGTTCAATAGATTCAGCCTGACGACTAGTGAAGCCTCTTTGCTCTAGCTCTTGTTTGATTGCAGCCTGATTCCCCCTAGTCATACGGTCATTATCTGGATCATATGCCGCCCATTCACGATTTCGAATTTCAATAGCAAGTAGTAGCGGATCATCTTCCCGATATAGACCAAGATATTTAGGTCTTTCACTTGTTAGCTTTTCTATGTGTTTCTCGAGACTAGCGATTTTACTTTTTAGATGATTAATATCTTCTTGGGAAGGATTCTTACTTACATTCTCTGTAGGGTTAGCAATGATCTCCTCTAAAGGGATCTCTAGATTTACACCAATTTTATCTGCAAATGATTTCAAGTCTGAACGGCGAAAGCCATAATTATCAAATTTTTCAGCTGACCAATGATCGCTATTATTTATTCCCCAACCTGCCATTATCTGTGCTCCTCAAAATTAGAATGGAATATCATCATCAAAATCCATTGGTGGCTCCAAGGGCGTTTGAAGTGATGGCAGTGGAAGCTCTAATCGTGGTGGCGAAACTTCAGGCATTTTTCCTTCAGTTCTGACAACCTGAAGAAGTGATTCCAAAGACGGATCAGTTTCCTCATAAGATTCATCATCAACGTAAGTGGTTTCAATAGAGCCAGCAATACCTTTTTGGACCCACTCACCAAGTTCTCGATTGCTGTTTTCAAAATAAATATATTCAGCAATATCATTAAGGCTCACATGTGGTTGGTGTAAATGGATACGGGTAATTAGTTCTCTCAAACTGATGAACTCGTTTTTACGAGCTTGCAATGCTTCGGCTATATCAATCATGCGCCACCTCGCGCCCTCTATGCTGTGGTGACTGTGCCAGCCCGTAGAGGTGAACGGGTTTTCGGGGATCAACCTAGACACAGCCTAATCTTTGTTCGTCTACTAAAGTCTACTGCCGAACAAAAGCACTGTCTATATATCCACCCATAAAGGGAAAGGATTCCTCTAACGTTATAAGTTTTTTATTTTATTTGTTGCAAATACTCGGCATACCATTGGAGCATTTCTCTACGCCCATCCAGGTACTGAGCATGGTTGTAAGTGCCTCGAATAGCGTTCTTATCAATGTGCGCCAGCTGCGTTTCTATCCATGCTGTGTCGAACCCTTGCTCGTGCAGAATCGTACTCATGGTATGCCGGAAACCATGACCAGTAACTTTGCCCTGATAACCAATGCGCTTGAATACTTGATTGATACTGGCTTCACTCATTGTCTTACGAGGATCATTACGTCCAGGGAAGACCAAAGGATAGCGGCCAGTGAGTTCATGGGTACGAGAGAGCACTGCGATAGCTTGTTTTGACAAAGGAACAATATGCGGACGGCGCATTTTCATTCGTTCTGCAGGTATTTCCCAAGTCCCCCCGTCGAGATCGAATTCTTCCCATCTAGCTGCACGAAGCTCACCAGTTCTAACGCCTGTCAGTATTAACAAATGCGCGGCTAGTACCACCAACTCACTGCCTGAATATTGAGAAAGAGCTTCGAAGAAAGTTGGCAGTTCTGCAGCATTTAAAAAGGGGTGGTGCTTGGACTGGTGGCCTTGCATCGCAATGCTAAGGTCAGGGGCGGGGTTATACTCAGCGCGCCCCGTAACTATGGCATAGCGAAACACTTCCCCGCAGCGTTGGCGTACTTTTTTGGCTTTCTCTGTTGCTCCCCTGGCCTCCATCTTCCTCAAAACCTGCAAGAGTTCCAGAGGTTTAATTTCTGAAATAGCTCTATCGCCAATAAAAGGAAAAATGTCTTTATTGAAAGCTTCGAGGATGTCAGAGGCATATCCAGCAGACCATTTCTTAAGCCTACTTTCATGCCATTCGAGAGCTATTTCTCGGAATGTGTTTTTTACTGCCAAGGCCCGAGTGATTTTTTCTTCTCGCTTAGATACTCCTGGGTCGATACCCCCAGCGATCCCCCTTTTAGCTTGATCTCGTTTTGAACGAGCATCAGCAAGGGTAACCGCAGGGTAAACTCCTAAAGCCAGGAGCTTCTCTTTGCCATCAACACGGTACTTTAAGCGCCAGTAGCGAGCACCATTGGGGTTAACAAGCAGATAAAGCCCACCGCCATCAGCCATTTTGTATGGCTTGTCCTTTGGCTTAGCGGTCTCTACCTGTCGAGCGTTTAGCTTCATTGGGGGTATCTCCTTTAGACCGAACAGCATATACCCCCGGATATACCCCCAAAATGATGTAGATTAAGGGGTGCTTCGCTAGACCTCAAAATAATGAGGAAGGGCTTAAACCTAGAGTATAAAGGGTTCCAGAGGACTTGAGTAGACTTTGAGAGATGCTTGAATGGTGCCGATAATAGGAGTCGAACCTACGACCTTCGCATTACGAATTATAAGAACTACCTTTTAACTCAATAACATACCCCGCCAACACTGCGCTCACACGTCCCATCTTCGAAAAACATGCAAAGCCTTGCAAACCGATGCAAAGCTTTGTGTGTCCCATTTCTGTCTCACATCACCGGGCTATCATCAAACTCACCTGAACGTGCATCGTTGATGATGTACGTTATCACTCCGAACACAGGCCTTGCTGTGTCACCCTCCCCTGCATCTGGTAATTTCTCTCTCTTACCGTTCTCCAGGTTGACCAGGTGCGGTCGTGGATGTGTGCGGTACCGCTTAATCCTGAACTCATTATCAATGCTGCAAACAAGCAGCGATCCGTCACACGGTTTTAGCGAGCAATCGACCACGAGCAAAGCACCAGTCATTACACCTTCGCGCCAGTACGTAGCCCCAGCTTTCATGAAGTATGTGGCAGACGGATGCGCGATGAGCTTCTGGTCGAGTGATATGCGTTCTTCTACATAGTCCTGTGCTGGCGATGGGAATCCCATGATGCACCTCCGATAAATACTGTATGTTTGTACAGTATAAATGTGTGCATGAAGAGATCAACTGACATCAACAAAAAACCCGCCGAAGCGGGCTTGTATGCTAATCACGCAGGCTTTTCAGGCCAGGTGATATCCGGCGCTGTTGACGTATCAACACGCATCAGAAGCACCCTGTATCTTTTCCACTCCGCCAGAGCGGCGTTTTCTTCCTCCGTCGCTATCCCTGCGTCAACGGCATCCTGCCGCCAGGCAATTTCTGAGTCGGCTATGCTGCGCAGATAGGTTTTCTGCTGCTCTGCCACAGCTGTAAGTTCCTCTTGTGTAGGGGCTGGAATGTCTCCCCACGCGGGAAGCCCGTCACTGCCAACAATGCGAGTTTTCCCCAAAGGTGGTTCGCCATTGAATTCGCTTTCAACGGCGTCATCAATATCAATTAAATCGCTTATATCCTGCCAGTTTGCTTCATAAGAAGATAAAAGCGACACCGGGAAAAAGGCGTTATATCGGGCTGACCATTTATAGTTGTTCATAATTATTCTCCTATGCTCAACCAGTTAAAGCTCCTAGCTGCGTTAGTTGTCGACATCCTCCATGAAAAGGCCGTAAGAGAAAGGTCGCTAGTATTCTGCACTAAAACAATCGGGTTACTATCAATAACCGTATGAGCAGGAGTCAGTACTACTCTTCCAGGGGTAGAAACGAATGGGATGGGAAAAGTGATCGTTCCTGAAAAAACCGAACCTGGGTTTGTATACGACCCCCACTGTAAAATCTTTCCGTTTGGCAAACGACTCCACCCGGTTCCCGATGCAAAGCTGTTCATGTCAGGGATATTGTTGGTTCCAGTACCAACATCACGCTTGGCGGCCGTTCCCAAACCAAGGTATGTGAGAATGTCGGCAATCGAAGTTTTACCGATGATATCCCGGCCAACAGATGTAAGATCTGTTTGAGCTGCGGTATTTACTCCATTAAAGTATGGGAGCTTATTCGCGCCACCGGCCAATCCAGCAATTGACGTGATTTTAGCAAGGCTAAGCCAGCCTGTTGGAGTGGAGTTAGGGTTATTAGCGTTTGCATCTACCGTGCTGATATAGATAGATGAACCATCGTCGCCAACAAGAACTGATGCCTTAGGGTAGCCACCAACAGCGCTGGAAAAGGTGGCATCGTAAGAATTCAGTGCACCGGCTGATAGCCATCGACCTATCGCTGAAAGCTCATAAAGGATTTGGTTCATGTCCTGGCCTTTTGGCGGTAAACCGCCAGCAGATTTCAGGATCATGGTTACAGCCGGGAACCCTGCATCGTATGATGCCGTATTATCCCCTGCAGGTGTTGTATCAGGCAGGTTTTCTCGCTGACCATTTGTGCCGAATACTACCGGCTGTTTTTTCGGGGCATCTGTGCGATTCATAATTAATCTCTGTAAAATGTTCCGTCATTAAACGGATAGGCATCGTCCGCAAAACCGAAGTAAGGCGGCACTACCTGATGGATATTTAGCTGCACGCCGCTAGGTACTGGCACGACGTCATAATTGGTGAGGATTGACTCTTCAAAAGGCGCTAAGGAAAATTCAAAAGTTATCCCGATGGTCATATCACGGTAATTAACGCAATAAGCCCTTCCCCTTCCAACAAACAGCATCGAGAGGAATTTGTTAATTTCCGGAATTGTTGCAATGCTGATGTTTGAAAATGCCTTGCAGAGAATCAGCGTTCGATATGCATCGTCTGCCAGCCTGACTGATGTTGTCTCCTGTACACCCGCGTAAAATGGAGAGTCATTAAAGGGTAATGGGTAATCGGATGCGCCATTGTCAGCTTCAGAAAAACCGAATGAGTCGCTATCTATTGGCGCAGTTATATACCTGCCTATACCTACAATCTTTCCCCATATATCAAGTCCAAAGGTTTCATTTGTGGTCAAATCCCACACCTTTGTTATGAATTCATCGGTGAAGTCATCCAGGCTGATTGCCTGATTGAATGTGTCGATTATGGAAAGAAGTTTGGTGCTGGCAGAGTATTGGGTAAGTATTGTGTCTTCCCAGCTCATACAAGAGTGACCGTTATATCCGAGTTCTGAATGGTTGGGATCTGGTCTATGCCCATGGTGACTGATGGATGGTAGGTAATGCCATCAAGAGACATCTGCAGTGACAAGATGCCGACCGTATCAGGAGAGATTGAAATTACCGGAGCGTAGTATTTGCCAGAGTTGATTGTTGCCCCGATCCTCGCTTTTTCGATTCCGTCATAATTACCGTTGAAGACTTTCGTAATCATGGCTTTCACTTGTGCTGTAATATCGCTCGGTGGATTAAGGTTGCTGTCCAGTGAAACAGAGAAGTACACGCGAGCCGTAATAGCGCGTTGCCACTGCATGACGTATTCGGGATAAGGGGCGCTATAATTCTCAGTGTCGTAAACGGTGTATACGGTATCTCCATTCAGGTTTGCGCCTGGGTTATACGTTCTGAAAATCGCATCAGCCACATCAGCATCGGCGCCGCCATACACACAGATATAGATAGAGTGAGGAAGTACAGGAAAGCTTGTCGTTCCACGGTTAACGGTCGATCCTGTGCGGTTTGACCACACATAAGCATCAAGAACGCCTGTCGTTTCCAGAATTGCCGATAATGTAGCGCCGTCCATGTTTCTTGCGTTACGCGCTACTGACTGCTTGCGGCGAGTCTCAAAAGCGATACGTGACTCAACATCCACTCCAACAACACCAGGGCTTACGTTTGTGATCGCATCCCATCCCGGAATCGCTCGGTATATCTGGTTTAGAGCACCTGCCGCACAGGGAATCGGTCCGGTTGTCGTGTTAACGAATGCACCATCAATTGAGCCACCTGCCGGGATAGTTAGGCTGTCCACGGATTGATAGATATAGCCGCTTGTGTCGATTGCTGTGCTTCCTGCCGGGATAATCGTACCAACCTGCCCAATGCAGGTGGCCGTTACAACCGTACCCTGTGCGGAAATGCGGTCCATGAAGTAAATGCGACCGATACCATCCTGATACCTGCCGGTTGCATAGTCAGGATTTATCTGATTGAACAGGCAAAGAAGCTTGTCGTATTCCTGAGCGATGATTTCTGTGTCTGACTGTGCGATCTGACCTTGCGGAGAGCTAAGAGACTGGCTTGCCACGCCACCTAGAGCTGTCGACATATCAGTCAGTCGGCCAGAAAGAATATCCGCCACATCAGGCACAGATAGTCCATTTTCAGTAATGGTTACATCAGGTACTGCGGTGTTAAGTGTCGTCATAGTGTGGCCTGCGCTGTATTTCCGTTAATGTCGGTCACACGGATAGTTCCGCGCATACTGCGGGTGCTTTTATCGAAGAAAACATTCGCCAGCGCCTGGTCAACAATCGGCAGTTTGAGTGCTTCAGTTTGCAGCTTCTGCTGGATAAAGCTCGGCGTCGGACGCTTGCCGAGGACATCTGTTTTCCACGGAATTCCGAGTGTGGTGTCGTAATAGCACTCACCCGAGAAGACAAGGCATGCACTGGCAACGTCCTGAGCAACGGAATATGACTCGTCTGCGATCGCAATATTGCCGCTGCCATCCAGCGTTAAATCCCATGTCGACACGTCTAATTGCATTGTTCTGTAGGTCATGCTGGCTTATCCGTGGAAGTTGATGTGATGGTAGAGCTACCACTCTGGACGTTCTGTACTTGGTGCTTATGCTCGTCGTAGTTGTCACGCAGGGTTTTTAGTGATGCGCTTTGTGTGCCGTTGTTGTCGGTGATGTCTCCGCCAGCGGTAATATTTCCGGTAACGTGCATTGTCGGTGTGGTGACGTTCACGCCATCAGGCGCTGTGATGTTCGCTGACGAACAGGTTATGTTTACCGGGTTCGGTGTAGTGATGTTTATCGCACCGTCTGCAAACTCAATGAATTGACTTGGCTGACCATTTAGAACGCCACCTAGATAAATAGCGTCTGATTTACTATGCGTTCTTTTGCTGCCTGGGACTGATTGCTTTCTATTGATTCGCGCAATGCTGTTGTCCCGGTCGCAAATTGCGGCAAGACCAATGTCACCAGCAACTGGATCCATAATTACTGCGCTGTCTCCTCGCTGAAGCCTCCACACCGGTACATTAAACACAGGTGAGTTATCAATCATTGCTCCGCTAGGGTCTGTCCTTGTTACCAGCGGGAGTATGTCCACAACCAAATTTGGAGCCACACCCCTTACTGCCAAAACCTCAACAAGCTCAATAAAAAAAGCCCCTGAAAGGAGCTTTTTGAAAACGTATGAGAGGTTTTCCGCATCACTAGTTTGCGCACTAGTGGGCGTAAATAAATAGTCAGCCACTGGACGCCTCTTCTAATTTTCTGTTTGCAATGCACACCGAATGCCAAGGCCCGTCTTCCATCCACGATGACAGCTCATGGGTAACGCTGGTGAGCTTATAAACGCCGCTGGCATGTGGCAGGGTTGTCTGCAGCTCTATGTCTCGCCCTGTTGTCAGAAGCGTTGAGAACTGCGTCTGGAACATCACGCCGCCATTTGAGAAGACCGGATATCCTATTAGCCCGTACTCAGGAGAGATAAGAGGCTTCACATCGTCCTTTGTGCTTTCCTGCGGCCAGAATGATATTGATGGTGGTGCCACTGACATTGCGATGTTCAAGTCGTCGCAGACTGCCCGCAACTGGTCAAATACACTCCCCTCATAGTGGGGATTTGAAATTACTTTCCCTTCCAGTCCCACAATGTACGGCGTGTACCCGGCAGCCTTGCAGATAGCGTTGATTACGCTTGTAACTGGAGTTGAGCCGTTGAATGAAAAAGGCGAAGCGGTTTTGTTCTGCAGGTCAGCATTGGCAGTGGCAGTAATCATCAGTGCGGTATTCGGCACAGTGTTCATGTTGGCAATAGAAGACGTCATGTAGCCAGCAAATATCGCGGTATTTTCCACGAAAATCTTCATGCTGATGCGTTCAGTATCAGTACCGAACAAGCCCATTGCTTTTGAGGACAGCGCTGCCAGCATCTCAAGTCCAAGCCCGAATATGCTTACGTTAACCTGAGTTCCGAAGAGATTCCCAGATGACTGAAGTGATACCGTCGCCTTGGCTTCGCTGATTGAGATTTGATTGTTTCCGGCATCATCGAATGATGATGTTTCATTCATAAACTCAAATCGAAGAGAACGCTTACTGTACAAGTTCGCTCTCCTCTATGTAGTAAAGAATGAACCTGCCACCCAATCCATCGTACGTCGGGTCTAGCTGGTCTACGTTGTCGAGGAAAACCAGATCGCCCTGAAAACCAAGGTACGAATACCGGACCATCTTGTTTCCGTACAGGCACGGAACACCCTGCATGATAGGGTTGCCATTCACCGTCAGGTCCATGTATATGAAGCTTTCACGCTGAATCAGTCGTATGACACACCGTTGCCCTGCCAAATCCACAGAGACAGCTTGTGACTTCTGCGGCTCAAGTGGAATTGTTCTCATGTGATGCTCCCACTTATCGATTTTGCCAGTTCAGCAGCTTTTTGTGTGGCGCTGTTTGCCACATTCAACACCGGCTCAGATACCGTATCTAATGCGCTCTGGAAGCTCGTGGAAATGGTATTAGATGTTTTAGTAACAATATCTGATACAGAAGATTTTAGAGACGACCAGGATTTTCCCAGCTCATCCACGGTAGATGGTTTAGAACCAGCATCCTTAGTCGATGCCCCCGTGCCTGTCACACCCTGGCTAATTGAGTCATTAGTTGGTTTCGCCTCAGACTGAGCCCCGGACAGAACAACCTCCATCTGCTGCATGACTTCCTGAAAGTACAGGTATATTGTCAGCATACTCACGCCGCGCTGTGAATTGACCTCGTATGAATGATCAACCAGGTCATAGCTCTCAAGTGTCTCTTTTGGCGTCTCTATGTCGTATGTGTTGGCCGTAGACAGCATCGTTTTGATGGTTTCAAGTACGCTGCTCTGGCTGGTAAACGTCAGGTCGAAGATGTTTGGAATGCCACCTGAGAACCCCGTCAGACCGGTTACGATGATTTCGCATCTGACAACAGACGGCTCTTTCACTTTGTTGATGGACTGGTATTTTCCGCCCTCCACCGGTGCATTCGTTATCTGAGCCCTGCCACTTGGCTGAATTGATGCCATGCCGCTGAACTCAAGCGCTACAGCTCCTGTGGTGCTATTTCTGATGACATACTGAGGATGTAGGACGCTGTCGATAATAGACAGTGGAGAACCACCGCCGATCGCATTAAATATGTCTGCGGTATTGAGGTCGATGATGCTCATCGTTTCTCCAGGCAATAAAAAACCCGCCGAAGCGGGTTATTAACGTACTTTGGTGGGCCAGAAGTGAATTATGTGAACAATGCCTGACGATACGGCGACCCACAGAGTTAGCAACAACAACGCATAGCCTGGACTTATTGTCATTAACTTGTCTACAGGCTGAGCGACGATCGTAAAAGTCAGCGTGTAGATAAACAGGTAAAGCAAATTGCTTCTCATAGTCTTACCTCCATGCCTCATTGTACTGCGCAAAAATCACGCTGTTCATGAAATAAATCGATCGTATCAATTCACAGCTGTAGCAAACGATGCGTTTGTTGTCGCCCTTTTTGCCTGCTGACTAATGCTCTGAGTCAGAGAGTCAACGGTCTGAGGGTTGCTGTTAACGTTCACTGTGTTGATATGGGTACTGTTGGTAATCTGCGATTGTCCGCCGCCAGAGGCCAACTCATACGGTCTGCTGTCTGCAATCCTACCCTGTGTGGCGTAGTAGTTCCTGGCGTTTCCCATGTTGCCGTACACCTTGCCAGTGTATTCTCTGGTTTCTTTGGGAAGCTGAGAGATGTCACTGCCATTGGCGATCCACTTATCAACGTTACCCATGCCCCAGTTATAGGCGCGAAGAGCATTGTCGACATTACCGTCGTACCGCTTCAGAAGCTGGCGCATGTAAACGGAAGCAGCAGCGCGGGATTTGCTGGGGTCTAACCTTTCGTCTACCTGAGAATCTACACGCAAACCGAGGTCTCTTGCCGTTCCAGGCATGAGCTGAAACGCGCCGGTAGCACCTGATACGTTATAAGCTAGCGGGTTTCCGCCAGATTCCGTCGTCATTATTCCATAGAGCAGGTCATCCATTGCTCCAGATGCGCCAGATACTCTTGCTGATTGCCCGTATTGTTCTGGTTCATCAAACCCAAAGAATGACTTGATGGAATCCCATGTCATGAATGGCTTTTTATCTTCATGCACCTTGCCATAAAGATATGAGCCAACATCCTTCCCTTGCCTGCTTGCCTCATCGCGTGCCTGGTCTATGCCGTGGATCGCCGCTGCAGCTGCAATGGCTCCCATGACTAACGGATTTGTTCTAAGTCCTGCAGCCAGGAGAAGCAGCAGCGCTGTAGCTCCGCCAACTGAGTCTGTGAGCTTCTTAATGGAGTCGCCCGCGTCACGGAAGAACCCAATGATGTCGCCATGGTGTTCGCGTATCCAGTCGCCAAAGTCTTTCATGGCGCGGATAACCTCAGGAGCAAAAGCAATCGCAAGGTCCTGTCTCAGGCGGTCAAACTCAGAGTCTAGCTGACCGAGCGTTGCCACTAAAGCCTCCTGCTCTTTTACCTGCTGGGCAGTGATGTTTGACTTCTTCGTCTCTGAATCGACCAGTGACTTGAGTTCCCCAGATTTAATCTTGGCTGCGTCAGTCGGATCAAAACCTGCGGCCGCCATTACCTGCATCAAATTCTCTTGTGAGTGATTTTTCCCATACCGGGAAAACTCAGCAAGGGCTTTGCTCGGGTCGCCAAGGTTGTTGATATTCAGTCCTGTGCGAGCTCCTAGCACCATCAGGTTCTGCGCTTCTCCGGTTAGGCCGCCAAATATTGTTGGGTCTTCGATGTTAGCCAGCGCCATGCGAGCACTGCCAGCCGCACCGATGAAAGCGTCACCGTTAAGACCTGCCTGCTGGAAGCCGCGACGAAGACCAAACATCTTATTAACGTCGGTGCCGAAAAACTTAGCCTGGTTACTTGCCCGGACGATTTCGTTAGATGTAGAGGTGAATAGTTGCTTAATGCCATACAGGCCAGCACCAATCCCAAGGAATCCGGCTGCTGCTATATAAGCGCCTTTAAAGGAAGATGCTGCTGCTGCACCAAATTCCTTTACATCAAATGTCGCGTCTTGTAATCCTTCTCCTGTTTTTTTCGTTGAGCGCTGAATGTCATCTCCAGCCTTGACGATTACCTTTCCCGTCTGTTTAGAGGTTTCATCGATGTCGTCGAAGCTTTTCTCAACTTTTTCCTGGAGCTCCTTAACGCCCTCTTCAACCTTTTTCTTGCCGTTCAGGAACTCATCGGCCTTAATTGTGACCTTATAGGCCAACTCATTGATAATCATCGCTGCTCCTGATGCTTATGCCAGACGCGTTGGTTGAAGTTTTCAACGGATATGATTTCCAGCAGGTTGTACATATCTGCTACGGAAAGCTTCTCCTGAAGGTCCAGATAAGAGGCTTTGCCGGAGCAGATAATTGCGTTAATCGCTGAAGAGACGTTTACAGGCGAGACCAGTTTGGCCGGAAGAGGCTCCTCTTCCATGAAGGGGTACTTTACTCTCCGGCGATCGTTAAAAAATCGAAGTTAACCTTGAATACTTTATCAAGCAGAGTGCGGATAGTGGAAACCTCTTCAAAGTCCAGCTCGCCTTTAACCTTACGTTGCTGCCTGGTGCCTTCATGGGTGATGACAATATCAACCGTGGACATCAGGCGGTCTCGCAATTGACGCGCAACATCAGGAGACGATGCAGAGATAACGCTCAGGCCGACAGTCGCCAGCCCAGCACAACCCATGGCAATTACATCCGCAGGAATCTGGCTGTAATTGGAATCACCCATCGCGCGGAAGATATCCTGCGCCAGAGTGTCGGCATCCCATGCCGACATTTCCGTGATGATAAACTCTTTACCTTTGTCGCGACCTTCTTCTTCGACTATGAAAGGAATTTCCTTACGAGCCATCAGATTGCACTCCGGGTAACCGTTTCAAAATGGAATACTGCAGGACGTGGTTGAAGTACGCGACGGCCTGGAGGGGTTGGAGTCCAGGTGTATAGCACTCCGTTCACGAAGTTCCACTTAGCGCCTAACGCTGGCACCGTCAGGGTGGCGTTACAGGCAAACGCAGATATTGCCGTTCGCTCTGCTGCAATCCAGTCATCCAGTAAGCTACTGGCATTCGACGTTGCCATTAGGTTGATGGTGAACTCTGTCGGGTTGAAGATGAAGCCAGCATGGTACTTGCCGTCTGCTGACATCATGTCTTCTTTGTTCTGAAGCGCACCGGTTTCAAACATGTTGTCGGTTGCGTAATCATCCACATCAAAACCGCCTGGGTAGTAAGCAGGTACGACGATGCGCAGCTTGGAATTAGCACTTGTAATGTCGATCGGCATTTTGTCGTCCTTACAGAATCGCGGTTGAAGACATAGTGATAGATTGGATCAGTTGACCATCTACGTAGTAGAAGATTGCACCTTTCAGGTCGCGCTCCAGACGAGCAGCACCGGTCTGAGTTGGGATAAATAGATACCAGCCTTCAGAGTAAAGGGTCGCAGAGATATCCTTTCCCACGGTGTTATTCACGATGCGAATCTGTGCCTGGTCGAGCACCACGCCCTTCTGAATTGCACCAAAGGTCAGAGCCTGGTTTGCTACATCGATCGTGGCTGCCTGGATCGCGCCATAGCCGTTCTGGTTGAACGGGTAGGACTGATTATTGGTGAACAGGTTGGCGTATGCGCTGACCAGATTGGCGTTAATCCACACCTGGTCAATGAAACTATCCAGCCAGACAAACTTGCCGGTAATAGCACCATCGGAGGCGTACTGCTTCATGGTTTTGTTCAGGCTGTATGAACCGTAGAAGTTGTATCCGTTCGACTTCAGCGCCTGAGCTGTAGCCAGGTCGCTCACGTTAGGCGCGATGCCAGGGAAAGCGCGGAACTTGAACGAGATTCGGCCATTGGTGCGGGCAAAGTCGACTGATGCCGAATAGGCGGGAGCTGCAACTGAATACAGATAAGTGCCATACACTGGGAACACATTTTCGTAGCCGTTAGCGACAACGACCTTTTGCACGAAGCAGTTAGCATTGTTAGCCACTGTTCCGGCATCGGTAGTGTCGTGAACCACATAGCCAAACCGGCTGTGGCTCGCACTTGCCCATGCGCACAGCTCCTGCTTCTGGTCATCCGTAAGCTCAACGAGGGAGTTAAACAGCACCCAATTCTGGTTCGTGTTAATAACGCCATTCATCGTGTCTGTCAGTGATGTTGCGGCCGCGCCCGGTGAAACTACAGCGGCAGTTGCAGCGGTAAGGAGTAGGCCATTAGCCAGAGCACCTGCAATAGCATAAGACACTTCACTATCTGCGCCGGTTGTTGCTGAGCGGATGATGAATCGATTAGCAATAGGAAGCCACTCAACGTGCACCTTACTTGCGCCGATGCCGGTTTCAAGCTTAGCGGCAATATCTGAGAAGCTGGTAGCCATTGAGAGGTCAATGGAGGCGCTGGTCGTTGAAGTGCCATCTACGAACAGAGTGATGGTGCTTGCCGGGATTTCCTTCAGCGTTGCCAGTGGAACACCCTTTAGATTACCGGACAGCAGGTAGCCTGAAGCGTCAGCGGTAACGATGCGCTGTAGAAGCAATTCGCCGGGAATAACAGTCGAGTTATCGTAGCCATTAAAATACTGCTGAGCAGCCAGGTACTCTTTCGAGTTGCTACCCATCAGCGCAGCTACATCTGCAGCGGTGAAATAGGACGCCACCTTGCCAACCGGGACAAGCTCGTTGTCGGTAAGCATCAAGCCGTTAGCATCAACCGCAGAACCGGCAGGCGTAACGACATTGGGCGTGATGGAAAAATCAGTTGATAATGGAATGGTCATATATCTACCTGTTGTGAAGTTATTTCGGCCTTGTCGAAGTAATCCTGTGGGAACGACACAGTAATGTGCGCCTGCAGGGAGAGAGTGAGCATGTAGCGCTCTTGCCATTGGCTTTCAGCGTCGATCATGGGCGCTTGAATGGCTGGCGATGAGTAGAGCGGGGCTAACCGCTGCTCGATAGCTTTGATTTTGTCATAGGCGTAGCTACTAGCGAATGTCGTCTCCAGTGCAACGGCCCTATCCCCTGCACCCTGACCATAGATATCAACCTGAATATCTGCCTGGCGAACCTCGGTGTAACCCATGGCGCTCGTTGATGGGTCTCCTGTGTCCTGGCTAACATCTCTCGTCGTGGATAGCCGAGTGAATCGCAGCGGGGTCAGGATGCAGAACTGCCCTTTCGGCATCGGTACGCGGTTGGCTTGTGCTTGCTGAGCCTTTCCGCAAATCGGCTCGACGAAATCAGCCAGCACATCGATGATGTTGTCTATCGTGAAGTCGTTCATTCATCCACCTGCAGGCAGACCAGCAGCCTCGACCAATCAGACCACAACTCCAGTGGTTCGATGACCAGCCACGTTTTCCCATCGACAATGAACAGGTCGCCGCCCTTCTGCATCTCACGGTTGACACTGTAGAAGTTTCCGTTGACATGGATGGACTTGAACAACCCCTGAATATTGAGGCCGTCCACGTGCTGTAAATCACCTTTGGTGAGAGGCTGAAACTGAATGGTGATTTGCTCATCTGGTTCGTACTGAGGAATGGGCTTGCGCCCTAGCCCCATGACTTCACCAGAGTAGCGCCTGACGATCGCCTGAATATTAGGGTTAATGCTGCGCGTAGCGGCATTGGCAAGATTACGTAGATTCAATGTCGCCTACCTCATAGTTGACGTCGCCGATCATGACTTTGCTGTCAACGAGCGGCTTAGTTGAATCGGTGCGCCTCTCCTTCCTTGTGCGTCTGATGTGCAGCGTGGTTGGTGAAAGAGGTGGATCAATCAGTTTGGAAATAGATTCCTGCACATCACCCTGAATCTGAGCACCGACAACCTCCAGAACCTGCTCAACAGGAAGGCCTGCACCGATGCCTCTCGCTACCGTATCCCCCCACTCCTCGGAGTGCTCGCTTATTGCATTCCTGAAAAATGGTCGAGGTGGCTGATTATTCTCTGGCCGGCCGTATTCGTTAGAAGCGGCGACCATTGCTACAGAAGTGCCATCTGGATAAGTGGTTCCATCGATAAAACCCACCTTCACCTGCTTAGATTCAAGCTGACTTGCAACATTATTCATAAACACTTCGATAGCATCATCCATATGCGCTCCCCGGATAGTAGTTCGCCATGCGGTAGGGTTTTGTTGCTTGCCAGTAGTCCATGCCGTATGTGCTCTGCGTATACCACGCATACCTGAACTCAATAGGGCCGAGGTCAGATGAAACTGACACACTGCCCTCTGTAGCTGATGCAATGCGCCCAACCATTCCTGAGCCACCACGACCCCGATTGTCGCCGTAACGCACATACGCCAGATGCGCCATGAGCATGTAGAGCAAGCGCTCTCGCTTCACGACGTCATCGACGAGTGAGTAATCGGTGTTATTCAGATAGTCAGTGGACTGGTCAAACAGGAATGGAAGGATTGCATCTGGAACATTGGAGAATTCAGGGTACATGGCGCGGAAACTGGCAATATCCAGAGTCACGACAGCCATGGTTTATTCCTCTTTGTCTTCCTCTACGCCTGCATCTTTGGCATTAACCTGCTCAAGGCCTGTCTTCTGGCGTGATCGCTCCAGAGAAGCATCCGCTGCTGATTTCTCATCAGTAACAGCAAAGACGATGCCATTTCGAATGAATGGCGCGTCCTTGTGATTCTTCTCGAAGGCTTCCCATGCTTCAGCAGGTACGCCTTTTGTCATGCCGAAGCCGTTAATCAACTCAGAAGAGTTGGCACCAGCCAGGGTGATCTGCTGATCACCATGACGGAATGACAGGCCATTTGGAAGTTTGCAACCAATAACATAGGTTGAAGGCTTAGCCATTGATTAAACCCCCAGCAGCTGAGCGAACAGGAACGGCTGAGTAATCACCGCGCCGTAGGTGGTGCCGGAGTGTTTCTGTTTCCAGCTGGAGGTCATGGTGATGACAGGGTGAGCACGCAGTTTTTCGCTGTATGCACAGTAACCAGCATCCTGACCCTGAGCTGTCTCAACAAACATCTGCACCAGTTCACCAGCCGCAGTGCTGTACTGAGGGGCCACTTCGATACGAATGTTCGTGAAGGTGTCTTTAACCATCTTCTCGACAGAGTTACCGAAGATTTCGTTTGATTTTTTGAACCACACAGAAGCAGAAGGAGACATAGCCAGAACCAGAGGTGATGCCATATCAACGCCATCACCAACTGCACCGTTGGTACGAGCAATCAGATCTGCATACAGCGCCAGGATATCGTTGTAGATGTCGATAACCTGCTTGTCTTTCCACAGAGTCACGCCGCCTACAGTTGCTGGGGTAATCGGAGTTGGCAGTGATGGGTCGTTCAGGATGCCGTAGTTCAGCAGCCCGGCAACCCCTCGAAAGTAAAACTGGTTCTGCGCCTGGTTCAGAGTCCATGCGGCAGCACGCTGTTTCTCTGCAACGTATGGCAGCATCGCCAGTCCATAACGTTCTTGCTCCAGTTCGCCATAGGTAACCATGGTCTGGTAGCGGAACACCTGGCGGTTTTCCCAACGGGAAGTTACCTGGTTGGCACCCTGCTCGCTGTAGTCGTCATACGCCACAACATCACCGGATTGCTCAACGCGCTGGATCATCATGGTGTCTTGAGCCCATGAGCCTTTTTTCTTCTCGCCCAGAATTTCGGTCGCTTTCTGCTTAGCGAAGATGGTGCGCACGATTTCAGGGTCGATGAAGGTTGATACTACAGCAGGAATACCGCCGTTTGCGCCAAGACCCGGCTGAGGGTCGGCATCCATTGCAAACTTAGTTACCGATGCAGGCAGGTAAATGCCGCGAGATTCGGCTTCCGCTTTAAAGGCAGCGAAATCAGCCTGAGTCAGTTGAGGCATTATGCTTTGCTCCAGGTAGAGATGATTAACAGATTGCCGGTTGTTGCAGGGCTAGCCACGTACCAGTCGGTTTCAACAGCGCCGGAGATGGTTGCGCCAGCTGCACCGGTCTTCAGGGTGCCGTCAGCCAGTACCGCAAACACTTTCTGCCCTACGGTTGCGTCTGTAGCAGACAGAGCCCAATAGTCACCACCAACCACCGGAGATGCTTCACGGCCAGCAGGAATAGTCATGCTGGAGTTTTGCAGATAGGTGATCGTGGCGTTTGCGTTGTTGTAGATGAAGCCAACAGGCTTACCGGTGCCGGTGTTGTTCAGCAGGAGTGGGTTAGTGCCGTCACGCCATGCGAAACGCGCCATAACCAGACCGCTTGCGCCTGCCTGATATGCGCCAGGACCGCCTGCAGCAGCAATGATTGGGCTGTTAGAAGCAGGCTGACCAGCCTGACCAACGCCAGAGTAGATATTAACGCTTGTCTGGAAAGCCATTATTTAGTGCCCTCAAAGAAGTGTTTTACGTTTTCGCGAGAAGACGTGGTGATAACTGCGGAGTCCTGCGCCATGGATGACGGCTGGCGTGCATAGGCTTTGAATACAGAGCTCAGTGCAGCGGCAGGGATTGACGCGTGCTCATCACAGCCAAGTTGTTTCAGTGCGGTGCGATACACTTCCTCTGCGCTGTCACAGGCCAGTTCGCCGACTACCGGACGCACATCACGCTCAGCTTTACGCAGGTCGATGAATCGCTGCTCAACAGCTTTAACCGCTGCATCCATCGCTAACTTGCTGTCGTTTGCCATTTTTTCTTTCTCTTTTTTCTCTTCTTCGGCTTCGTCTTCAGCCTTTTTGTCTTTCTCCAACTCTTCGTCTTCGGCGAGTTTTTTCTTCTCTTCCTCGGACATTTCGTCTTCTGCTTTCTTCTTGTCTTCGTCTTCATCTTTGATGATGGCTTCGACTTTCTTTTCCACCTCGTCGGTGTTGGCGTCATTAGCCAGGAATGGCTTGAAAAGCGCCATGAGTGCTTTTGCTTTTGACATCAGTGTTGTTCCTGTAGGTTTTGAGTCGTATACAAATACATCCGGGCCTGCACGACCCGATGGCACGATTGCCACGTGGTTACAAACGATGTCACGCATGACGCCATCGTATGCCTCTCCCTCGTACTCGCCCGGGGTCATATCGAGCCGGTAGCGGTATGAGGATGAAATTTCGCGCTGCTGCTTGTTCTCCACGCCGATGATGGAATTCACATCCCAGATGACGAGAGAGTTTTTCAGGTATGTACCGTCGAATTCAGCGCTCTCACCGGTTGAGCCGATAATTGCCTCTTTCGGTGGGTCAAGCACTGACACAGCGATGTGCGTGTTCAGCAGCGGTTGATTGTTGAATGTATCTGCGGCCTTGCGCAGCTCTTCAGGGTCACGAAGTAGGCGATATGCTTTATCAGGAATAAGTCCTAACTCATCGCAGCCTGGAATCTCGCGACCGTAGTAAACGCAGACGTTAGCCTTGCTGATTGGGGTTAGCTCTACGTGGAGTTTTCCATCCGCGTCATAAGTGCGCACGCTTGCCCTGTCGAATGCTAATGCAGAGTCTTTGGCGTAGCCGTTCGCGTATGCCGCTCGCTCTACTTCTTCGGCTTTTTCCTGTGTATCGAATGGCCCTTTCGAACCCCAATACCACTTGCCGTCTTTTTGATGTACTGGCATTGGATTACCTTTCTTCAGGCAATAAAAAAGGCCACCGAAGTGACCTTGTTGATTTATTTCGTTTTAAAACGGCAAAACCGGCTTCCACGTGCAACCGCAGTTTGCCTCCTCGCCAGGAAGCACATACTGGCCTTTGTCGCCAATTGGCAATCCCTTGTCGAGATCGAACTCTTTGCCGTTAGCCTGCACATGCTTGTGTCGTGGCTGATTGCCACCACCACTGTGAAGCCAGATGCCTTTCTTGATTCCTGCAGCCTGCTGTCGTGCGTTTGAAAGTGCACTGGTAGCCTTGCGTACCTGGTCACGAGCGATGAACTCTGCGCGGCGTCTGGTGATGCCATGACGCTTGCCAAACTCGCGCTCAATCTCATCAGCCAGTTGTTTGCGGTCACCACCTTTGGCGATAGACCGGAACACCATTGATTCCACTTCGGTGAAGTATTTCTCTGGTATCGAGCGAATCAGAGCCACGTTTTCAGCAATGATAGCGTCACGCTTCTGGAGCATGGCGTCAGTCCATTGCAGGTTGATAACCAGTGAGTCTTTGCGGGCAGATGCGAGGATTCCACGGTCGACAGCCTCAAGCGTCTTATCTGCCACCTCATCGGAAACCGGAATCGCCTTCCTGATGAAGTTGTCTATCCACTTCTTAGCCAGAGAGGATATGGCACGCTTCACCAGGTCAACCGGGTTAGCATCCATTGCCATATCCATTGCCAGAGGGTTATCTCGCATGATGGTTACTATCTCTGCCTTCACGTCATCGTTCATCTCACGAATCGTTCTGAGCAGCTCTTTCTGGTACCACCTGATGTTTCCCGCGTTGTAGTTCACTGGCCTCAGACTCTTCGTCTTCTTCCGGTTCATAATCACCATCCAGATTTTCGAAGCCAGCGCCTTCAATGCTTTTCAGAGCGTCGCGGGCCTCTTCAGAGTCGACCAGTTGCGAGTCAGCAGCGGTAGTGACCGTCTCGACCTTCAGTTTTGCAATCTCAGCTTTCTCTTTCTCGCTAAGCTCATCCAGTGGACGGAACTCGAAATAGATGTCCTCTTTGATTTCGCCAAACTCAGAGAGCTGGATAATCTTGAAGATGTTTTCCAGAGCCCGTCGAATATCGCGCTCCTGCATCCCTGAGATGGTTTCATGCCATGTCTCAAGCTCTGAGTCACCCGATGCGTTTAAACCCGCTGGAGCGTTCCCAAGGAGCTTCAGGTTAGTGATGCGAGCAGGGATACACATCTGGTCCTGATAGTTGGAGAGCAGGTTGGACAATTCACTGAGGGAGGTCTGCATGTGGAGCAGGTCTTCTTGATTGTCGAGTACCCACAATCCCTGATTATCCTGCAGGGCAGTGAAGAGTTTGATGCGCTTATCGAATGCGCCAGGCTCCTGCAGCCGAGCATCCATATCGGTCTTCAGTGCTCTCATACGCAGCGTGCGGAGAATCTTGATGACGTTCTTCTTGGCATCGCGCCAGTCTGTAACGTAATCCTCCATCAACTGTGTCAGCGACAAACCACCGAACGAATATGACGGCTTGAGGATGTCTGGCACCGGTCGACTGATAATGTCGATGAAGCGAGACTCGTGAACCGTCTGCCCCATGACAAACCATGCCATCGGCTTGTAGTAGTTATCAGACAGAGGCCATCGCGTGTTGTACATCGCCGGGTAAATCCATGTCGGGTCTACGCAACGCAGGCCTTTCAGAGAACCCTTTGGAATCTTGCGCGGGTCAAGGAAGAGGGGTTTTTCCAGCTCTTTCTCATCGGCACCTGTATCAACGTAGATGTGAGCCACGCCAAACATGGAGTCCTGCTTCACGGCTTCATGGATTAGGCGCTTCACGTCGTACTTAACGAGCGCTTGCTCCATCAGGTCGATGTCAGGGTCGCCGTCTTTGCGGCTTTTAACCTCAATCCAGTTGCGCGTCATCTCGTCGGCCATAACGGTATGCATGTTCGCATACTCAACCTGCTGAGACATGGCGGCCAGAATCGGGTAACCACGAAATCCTGAATACTCTGTGCCGATAGACATGCTGTTAAGCACGTCGTAAGGCGTTGCATCCATCGCCAGAGTGGCTTCTTTCTTCGCCTCGGGAATTACTCCTGGAAGAGGTTCATATCGTTTAAATTCAGCATACGGCTTCTCGTCATTTGCTACAGAGGCACTATCAATGTGCATCTGCGTGATTTTTGCTGGTCCCTGTCGAGTAGGTTGCGCTGTTTGCTTGCGTCTTGTCATTGGAATATCTCGTCAGGAATATGGAATGGCTTGTGAATCGGAGCGAATGCCATGATGAGCGAGTCGGCCATGTTTGGTGATGGTATACCGCGCTTCTTCATGTCCTTTTTGCTCTCAACCTTCACGCGACCGTTATTGTCGTAATCAACCCACGGGCGGGATAATTCAGCCTTGAGGTATTCAAGCTGCTTAATGCCAGAGGAAAGGCTGATTAGCTGGTCGTCAGAGAATTGCTTCACGAAATCGCGATCATCAGGATTTGCTTCCAGATGCTTCACGACTCGCCACGTGTTGTAGAACCGGTCGCGTACTCCCCACCATGCCTGAGCCTTGATGTTGGAGAACATGTCTTTGTTGGTCTTCCCTTCGGCATATTTAGCCTCTGGCTTGAAGACTGACTCTCCGGCATTGAAACCAGTGGCAGGAATGCGACACACTCGCTTCAGGTGAGCTTTTACGCCAGCACCGACACCAATGGAGTCGTAAACAATCTCGCTCGCCCTGACTTCTTCTGCGTAGTTTTTAACGCGATCTGCTGAGGTGATGACATCGCCTTTGTTCCACTGCTGGCAGTCGGTAACAACTGATCCATGAGCCAGTGTTGTGGCGTTACTGTCTTCACCCTCATCAGCAACGTCGAAGCCGATGCGCTTACGTCCGGATGCTTCAAAGCCAATCTTCAGGTGAGCATCTACAGCTGCTGCAATCCATGATGGCTTGATGATTGCCATATCGCTGTCTGCTACCGGCTCGCCCTCCCAGATATGCAGGTA